GCCATTTGATGGACAGATTCCCGTTTGCCCTGGGAATAAAATCAAACCAGCCGCGGCTTCCATTGCCCAGGGACAGCTTATTCCTGATCTCCGCATTGGTGATGACAAGGCTCTGGTTGGAAATATAGGCAATCTTCTGGCCGTTTTCCTTAAATGCAAGGGACTCGCCCGAAAGCTCCGCCGTGAAAGCATTGCCCACCCTGCCAAGCTCGATCAGCGCACCCTTGAAACGGATATATTCCTCCAAAAGCGACTGGTTATCTGCGACCGTGCCTTTTATCTCATCCGTGACCTGTGTGAAGTCAAAGCGTATTTCCGTGCTGTTCTGCGTGATGCTCGTTTCAAAATCCTGCTGTATGGCTTCCAGCTCCGACCGTGAGATGTATTCCTCACGTACAGACAGGTTGATTTCTTCTGCCGTCTTTGATATTTCAGAATAGCATTCATGGATATTTTCTTTCAGCGAGTGCGTGGCGTCCAGGGCGGTGGATGCGTCTTTCACCGCCGTGCTGATCTGGGATTCCTGCCCTAAGATATCTTCTTCCAAAGCAGAAATATTCTGCCCCTGCTTCACTGAAGCGGAAGTCAGCGTCACACCACTTGCGCCGATAGTTATGGTATTGCCCGATGGATTGAGGTAATCCTTTGTTTTGTTTAAAACAAGATATCTTCCGTCAATGCCGTGCGGTGCAGATTTACACTCCACATACTGCCGTGCATGGATATCCGGGATATCCGCACCCGTGTCCGACTCATCAACGATGGTCAGCTCCATGCTTGTAATGCCTTTTGTAAGTTCCGACAGCCGCTGGTTCGCTTTCCGCAGAAGATTGGACGGCAGGTTTACATCCTCCCAGATTTCCGTTTTCCATATCCAGCCGATCTCTTTTACCGCCGCTTCATCAAACACATAATTTTTGCCGTCATTCACAGAAGCAATGTCAATCCGCCTGTCGGTTTTCGTTTCATTGCCTTCATCGTCTGTTTCCCTGATCTTCGCCCCAAGAGGGATAAGGGCCGTGGCACGTTCCGTATGGTCAGTGTTTATCTTCACATCTGTGAGGTTCTTCCCAAACTCGACTATCTGGAGCGAGGTTTCACTGAAATCCGCAAGGTAATCCAGCACCTTTCCATTTTCAGTGTATCTCAAACGGAGATATCCTCCGTGTGTATTGATGAGCTTCTGCCGGATCGCATCCATCGTCACGGAATAATCGGAACTGCTGTAATGCACATAATCGTTATCATCGGTGACTGTTACATTCCCGACCGTGAATTTCTTCTTATCCTCCACGGCTTTGTTATGCCCTGAAATGAAATATTCCAGCAGGCCTTTCAGCGTACCGCTGTAATCATAAGGCGGCTGGATAGTGTCTTTCAGATAGGCGAGGGCTGACTCGCAGGTCCATGTGTGGGTGTTGTAAAAATCCGTGCCGTTATCCAGAGCCCTGCCCTCAAACACCGTGTCATTTCCACACCTGCAGACAATCACAGAAGACATAGGCTGAATGTCGGCAAGATACGGATGGTTAAAAGGTGCGGACAGGGTAAGGCTGTCAATGCTCCCAGCGTCCTCCTGCACCTGTGCTTTTGTGACAGCAAGTGAAGATAACTGCGGATGGTAGAACAGGTTCCCGTCCACATAAATACGGAATAACCTCATAGCCGTCCCTCCCTGTATCTGAATGTAACTGTGCCGCCAGTGGTGACCTCTATCTCATTTTCTCCCTGCGATAATTCCAGTTCGGGAAAAGTCCATGTGCCTGCACTTACGGTTTTTATGAATCTGTCCGTTCCGACCTGCCATTTCAGGGTGGTTTCATCTGTCACCGTTACCATTGGGACTGCAGGCATAAAATCATTGGTAAGTACCGCCGTGCCACTCCCATTCTGCACAGCCACTGTTTCCTCTGTATGGTAGCGGTAGGCATCCGCATCAGAAGAATTTATAGCAAGCTGCCCTTTATGTGCCAGCGGTTCATAACCTGGCGTGATCTCCAAAGTGCCGACATAATATAGAGCTGGTTCTTCACTCAAAATTATATTCACAAGCTGCCCCGTAAAACAGTTGACTATCCGCTCCGACATCTGGTTGAACTTTTCCCTTGTGCCGAGCATGGAAAGAGTGATATCAAAAGACCTCGGCTGGTAGGATACCCTGCCAAGCGCCTCGATGTATCTTATGGGAGAGTTTCTCCCCGGCACTACAATCGTATTGCTCTGTGACTGCGGTGCTGGAAAGTTGATACCCTCACGAAGCCAGCCTAAACCATCCATTGATATTCCATTCAGCATAACATCCGGTTTTCTCATAGACTCAGCCTCCTTTGCAGTTTCTGTGATTTTCCAAGCCCTCCGTCAATATCGGGGAGCAGATGCCCTACAAGCGTCCCGTCCTCAAGGTAGATGCCCTTGCTGCTGTAGTCGGCAATGATGGCGAGGTATTTCTCCATAGCCGTCATGTTAAGACGTGCAGACAGGATATTTTCAAGTTGGTCATAAAAGCCTTTCAGCGGCAGAATCGCTTCCTTTCCTGCTTCACCGCCAGCCATTAAGGAACTGCCATTCATACCGAACACAGTCGGCTTTGCCATAATGCCGCCTTCCTTATACCAGTCAATGGACAGGTGAGGGACGCTCGGCGGTGAAATGGACAGCTTGCCGCTCACCTTAAAGTGCGGCAGCTTGATATGCGGAAGATTTAACTTCATGCCTGAGAAAAATCCCCTGATGGAATCCACGATAGACTTCACCTTGTTTTTTGCCGCTTCAATCGGTGTGATGATAGCGTTCTTGATACCGTTCCAAACAGAAGTTGCTGTTGATTTTATGCCGTTAAACACAGATGATACCGTGCTTTTTACGGCATTGAAAACGGAGGACACCTTACTCTTAATCCCGTCAACCACACTGCCAATCGTGGATTTGATGCCGTTCCAGACAGAGGAAGCAACGGATTTTACCGCATTGAATACAGTTGTCACTACGGTCTTTATGACATTTACAACCGTTGAAACCTTCGTGCTTATTGCATTCCATACGGTACTGAACACGGTTTTAATGGCATTCATCACCGTGGATATCACAGAAGATATGGCATTGATAACGGTCGTTACCACACTCTTTATCCTGTTCCACACGCTGATTATGGTTTCCTTGCAGTTCTCCCAGATAAAACGGAATGGCAGGGTGATGATGTCAAATGCCGCTTCCAGTATCGAACCGATAAACATCACTGCCGTCTGGACTGTATTTTTAATGCCCTCCCAGATGCCTGTGAAGAATGAAACGATACCGTTCCAGATGCCCTCGAAAAAGGTCTTGATATTCGTCCAGACCTCCGTCCAGCTTGTGCCAAACCATCCCAGGACGACATCCGCCACGCCTTTCAGCACATTCAGGATATTGGTAAAGAAAGACACAATGCCATTCCAGACGGATGAAAATATCTCCTTGATACCATTCCACATCTGCGACCAGTTGCCTGTGAACAGACCGATAAATACATCAAGGATGCCTGTGATCACTCCCGTAACTGTGGAGAGGATATCTGCGATATGGTTAAACACACCTTCAAATACGGGAGCAAGGAACTGGCACAGGCCGTCCCAGACGGTTTTAATCACATCCGTGATGTCCTTAAAGCTGAAACCGAGGGCATTCAGCCGGTCAACAATGCCCTGACAGAACCCGGACACCGTTTCTTTTATCCGGTTCCATGTGCCGATAATGGCTTCCCGGAATCCCTCGTTTGTGTTCCACAGATGCACAAAGGCAGCGACCAGCGTACCGATCACTGCCACCACCGCCACAACGGGAGCAGATATGCCGCCGATAGCCGCTCCCAGTTTCCCCATCAGACCACTCATGCCGCCGACCTTTGCCGACAGCGTCATAATGCCCTGGGCGAGTGATGAGAACGCTTTCATTGCCGTGCCGACCTTTGAAATAGCCGTGCCGATAATGATAAGCAAAGGCCCTATGGCGGCGACAAGCAGGGCTATTTTTACAATCGTCTGCTTTGTACCCTCATCCATGCCGTTCAGCCTGTCAATAAATGCTCCGGATCGCAGGCATCAGGATCTCACCAAAAGCAATGGCTAATTCCTGCATCTGTGATTTGAGGATGGTAAGCTGCCCCGCAAGGTTATCCTGCATGGTGTCAGCCATTTTTGCGGAAGCCCCGTCGCAGTTATCTATCGCCCCGGACAGTTTTGCGATATCGGCAGGGGCGGCATTCATAAGGGCAAGGAAACCGCTCATTGCATTTTTGCCGACAAGGGACTCTGCAGCATTTGCTTTTTCTGATTCAGATAACTGGCTGAAAGCCCCGCGGCAGTCTACAAGGATATCCGACAGACCACGCATGGAACCGTCTGCATTGGTGGTGGCAATCGTCACATCACCAAGAGCCGCACCGCTGAGTTTGATATCGCCTGTGAGATTATTCATAATGGAACGAAGCGATGTACCTACCTGCGAGGACTTGATTCCTGCGTTTGCCATCAGGCCGATAGCCTCTGCGGTATCTTCTGCGGAGAAGCCAAGCGCACCCGCAATCGGCGCACAGTATTTGAAGGTCTCTCCCATCATACCGACGTTCGTGTTGGCATTCGAGCTTGCCGCCGCAAGGATATCCGCGAAATGCCCGGAATCCTCCGCCGACAGCCCCAGGGCGGTCAGCGCGTCTGTCACGA